GACTGTAGTTCCCCGCCTCGAACTCGACTTGCCACGCGAAGCCCCACGGCCAAGTCGTCGGGTCTTCTGCATAACGGTACACGCCAGCCTTCTTTAAGTCCGTGGCGCTTCGCGTTTCAAAGTCAAGGTGCACGGCGGGGAAGTCTTGCATGTCGATCAGTTCATGAACGACATGTCGTCATCGTCGCCCGTTGCGAGCGGCGGGGCAGCGGCAGGCTGCGGCGGCATGTAGGGCGCAGCCTGCGGTGCGGGGCTACCAGGCATGACCGGCGCACCCCGTGGGGCGGGCGACGGCTGCGTGTAGCCGGGAATACCCGGCGCGGCTGCGGGCGGCTGTGCGCTGCCCATACGCGCTGCGTCTGGACGGACGATAGGCGCGGCGATACCCTTCGCTGCGGCCATGACCTTTGCAGCATCGGGCGCACCGCCGCCGAACTTCGTGTCGTCGCCAATAATCATGACGGACTGCAAACCGAAGGCAATGCCCTTCTTACGCGGGTCTTTGTATGCGTACGCGTTGACAGCGCAGATCGCCCATACGCCGGGGTACACCTTGCTGCGGTCCACGATAGGGTTGTACCGCGTATCCACGACAGGCGGCTTGAACTTGCTGGTGGACGTGATGAACAAGCAGCCGGGGGTGAAGCCGCCGAACTTGATCTTCTCGCGCTGATCGCGGAACGGCGAGTGCAACCCGCTGTACTGCTGACCGTCCCAATATTCAGGGAACTCGCGTGCGCACACTGCGTAGTATTCTTCGTACAGGACGGAAAAGTCTGCGTATGGTGTGAACAGAAGCGACGCGCCGAACTTCGGGTTCTGCATGGTGGCCGTGACGGGCGGGAGTTCGAACAGGTTGTCGAACGCGAGACGAACCGGGCCGGTGAGAATGTCGCCAGTCGGTTGCCCGGTATTCTCGTCAATGACGCGCTGGATCGGTACGGCCTTTGCGGTCTGGTAAATCCAGTTGTCGCCTACGATGCTGTCTTTTACTACTGTCGTGGTCATGGTTTAGCTTTCCTGTTTGGGTGGTGGTGGCAACACGCCTGCGATCTGTCCGAAGCTGTCTATTGCTCTGTTTATGGCGGGTGCCGGATCATCTTCGTCAACCAGCTTGAGGTTGCCGGAAGATTGCTTGAGTGTCAGGAAGGCAAACGCTTGCCGCGCATCTGCTGCGGCTTGCTGTTTCTTGCCACGTCCAACACGTTTCTTGAATGCCTCAACGATCACCTTTTCAAGATGCGTGATAGGCATGAGTTTCTTTGTCATCACTTCGTCCACTGGTACACCCGCAAGCGCAGCGGCTTTCTGTGCAACGTCTTCCTCGTCGCCGTAATACTGGCGGCGCGCTTGTGCCTCGACCAGCTTCGCACCGGGGATCGCGTAACCGCCCATGGCAAGCTCGTAGCAATGGGCTTCCACGTCGTCTAGGAACTTGCGCAGCATCGGCGCGGCCATGCGAATGTGCGCCAAGCGGTTGATATCGATGTTCTTCACGTCAGGCAGATCGGGCTTGCGCACCATCTGCACCGTCTTGAACTGCGCGCCCACTGCTGTCAAAGCCTTGGCCTCACGAGCGGGGCACACTGTGTTCGCGTCGCAGAAGCGGCAGTGATCCGTCGTCTTTCCGTTGTCGTCTGGCACGAGCGGCGCGTCGGGCTTCAAGTTCTCTGCGATCATGTCGTCAAGCCAGCATATGTACTCGTACAGTTCGTACGGCGTAAGCTCATGCTCGCGAATAGGGCCGTCTTCGTGGAACGCGCGCGGCTGGATAATCGCCAGCACGACGTTGCTTACTTCCTCGACGGGCACGACGGCGTTGTCTTCGTACAGGAAACCAGCGCCGTATTGCATCGGTTGCGGGTTGCCCTTAACGTCCTTGGCGATACCGGCACCGTGCTTGTAGTCAATGATGAACAGCGTACGGATACTCGGAACCCATAATGCTATGTCGCAGTAGCCGCCTGTCTCGCCCGGTGCGACTTCGGACGGCGGGTTGACGAACCGTTCGTTGAACAGAACGGCGTCGGGGTATTCATCGAGAATGTCGTACACATAGTTCAAGGCCATGTTCACGGCGAAGTAGAACATGTTATCCCACGTATTCAAGTCTTCCATACACAATGACGAGTAGTCACGGTGTGCGGTCTTCGCGTCACGAATACCGTTGGCCAAGGCGGCGTCAAGGACTTCGTGAGCTTTCGTCCCTTCGATAGCGTACTCGCTATCAGGACGAGCGGGCACGCGTCGCAACAGATTCGTGCTGCCGTGGCATACGGTGAAACGTTCCGCCTGCGACGGCGAGAAGCGACGGTGCTGTCTGTCTGCGTGCCCGCTCATTGGTGTAGCCCTTACGCTGCAAAGTGCGGAAGCAGTTCGGCGTACCGTTCGGGCGGTACATCGCTGATCTTCGTGTACCCGAACTCCGCGAACTTCGCTTTGGTAGCCTTCGGGCTGTTGACCTTGGCGTAGTTCTGGACAGCGGCGGCAAAATCTGCTTGAGATACGGCACCGCCAGCAGGTGCGGGCGCTGGCGCCGGGGCAGCAGCCGGGGCGGGAGCGGGCGCGGGGGCCGGTGCGGCGTAAGCCGGGGCCGGTGCAGGCGCCGGGGCAGGGGCGGGATTGTGCGCAGCCGGTGCGGCGGTGGCGGTGGCGCTGCCCGCCCCGCCAATTAGCCGCTGGACTACGGCAACTTCCGCTGCGTTGGTGGGATCAAATTCGACTTTCATATGCTGTCTCCTGTCAGGTGATTTGCATAACTTGTTTACGACCGCTTTTGCAATACGTCAAGAGGCGCGGCGGTCATGGCGTGCCCCTCGATTTCGGCTATCGAAGCGGTCTTCTGCGCCACGATGCTGTTGACTACCTCGTCTAGCGAATTGGCCAAGGTGATGAACCTGGCGCGCACGCTGTTGACTTGTCCGTAACGGTGTACACGCTTGATCGCTTGGGCGTTGCCAGCGGGCGACCAGTCGCTTTCCAACATGTCTATCTCATGGCTTTCCGTCAGCGTCAAGCCCACACCCGCAACTCGTATGTTGCCGACGAATACATGTACGTTCGGATCGTTCATGAAGCGCTCGACTGACGACTGCCGGTCCTTGTCGTTCATGTCGCCGTATGTCTTGACGACGCCGTAACCGTACTTCTTCAAGTAGCGCTCGACGTACAGCAGCGGTTCGGTATGAACGCAGAACACCACGCGCTTGCCCGTCCCGGCGTCGAGTTCCATCTTGAGCATTTGCGCATAGGGTACAGCCTTGGCCTTGCCGACGAGGCGGCGCACCGTCGCGATATGCGCAGCGTCCAGCTTGGACGTGTCGCCTGTCTCGATAGCGGTGATGATCTGTTGTTCAAGGTGCGGGTAGCCTGCTAGCGCTTCCTCGATTTCGATGGTGCTGCCTTCGATCAGCGTTTCTTGTAGCCATATCGGCGGCAGTTCCATTCCCACGTCTTTGTGCGTGCGCCGGATAGCGTTGTTGTATATCAGGCTTTGCAGTGTCGGCACCATTTCCGGTTTGGGGAAGTGGCGCGCGCCGTACGTCGTGACACGCTTCTCAAAGAAGTAGCGTACAAACTCGTCGCTGTCCATGTCGATTGCTTTGGCGAAGCGCAGGAATGAGAACACGTCGAGCGGATCGTTCGCCATAGGCGTACCCGTGACGTGCCATGAGTGTTCCGCCCACTGTATCAAGCTGTCTTCGCCGCTCGCTTCAAGCCCTAGCAAAGCGCGTGTGCGGTTGGCGTTCACGTTCTTGAGATAGTGCGCTTCGTCAAACGCCACAAAGTCTATGTACTCGCCGGTCTTGGCGAACTCGCGCGTCCACTTCGCCATCTGTTCGTAGCTGGTAATCAGCACGTCGAAGCGGCCACGGGACCACGCCACATAGTCGTGTATGTTCTTACCTTTGCATAGGCGCAGATCGTACGTCGAGAACTTCTTGAACTCTTTGATCCAGTTCTCGCGCAGCATGGCGGGGCATACGATAACGCCCCGCTCGCCTAGCGTTGCGTTGATAGCGCCGATTGTCGTGGCCGTCTTGCCGATACCCATTTCGTCATGCAGCCCGTAGCGGTCACGAGACGCCATGATGTTTGCGGCTACGGTCTGGTAGTCGAACAGGGGGAGCGTCAAGACCACGCCCTTTCCAGCAATCGTTCGACGCGCCCGCCTAGATCGTCAAGCGAGCCATTGTTGATATACGTACACGACCAGTCGTGTTCGCAGAAGCGCCCAATATCCTTCTCCCATGACGTGCCGGTGCGCACCACGTACACGAGCATGACGTTGTTCGTGCCCGCCAGCCGGATAGCCGCATTGACTTCGGGCTGGAACCGCACGTCTGGCACGAGTAGCCAGCCGCGTTCGTGGTTGGCGATCTGCGCGGCCTGCTTAAGCCACGCGTCGCCTAGTACGTCCGGCCCGTGTTCGGCGCGCAGTTTGTTGCCGTAGTCTATGTACACTTGGCGCGGTGTCAAGCCTTTGAGTTCGGCTTGCGGCTCGTCCTTGACAGATTGGTACACGTCCACCGTTTCGGGCGGCAAGCCATACTCGGCAAGCGCGGCCTCGTGCATCGGCCTGGCCATGGGAAGAATCGTGACGGGGTGACGACTTGACAGGCAAGACGCCAGCGCGGACGCAAGAGTATCCTTGCCCGCTGTGCGCGGGCCGTTGAACAGTACAACACGCATGGCTAGATCGCTCGCAAGATTTCGATGGGCAACGCTTTCGAGTTGCGCAGGTTGACCATTGCGCCAAGGCGGTAGTCAAGCTGCTTCTCGAACTCGTCGCGCAGTTCCGGGTCAGTGATAGCCGACACGCTGTCCACATTGAACGAACGCAACAACTTGTACGAAGCTGTCGTGCCTTTCGTGTCGTCGGTGTATTCTTCGGCGTCGAGTTGCGCCAACTTCGCCGGTACGTCAGCCCAAGCCATGCTACTCGACCTTCTCGATTGTGGTTTCCGAATGGATCAGCAGCAAGCCGCGGTCATCCTCGACCACGTAGCGCCACGCGCCGGACTGTTTCTGAAACGCAGCGACAACCACGCCGGTAAACGAATAGTCACCGCCCTTCTTGTCCACTACGTCACCTACGTTAAACTTTTGCATGATACTACGCTCCTGTGTCTGCGTTCTGGTACGCCAAGCGCAACTCGGCGTCACCGATCTGTCCGATGGTATGCAACACGTGGTCTGCGCCGAACTTGGCAAGCATTGCAGCTTCGGCCCTGTCGATCTTCTTACCACCACGTTCGCCGCGCCACAAGGCGCGATCATGCGGAAAGAGTTCGTCGGCCCGCGCCATGATGTCGTCGTCACTGCCGTTCTGCTTACCCGGTACGTTGAGTATCTTCTTCCACGCAGTAGGCGGTACGGTTTCAATGACGATCTTGCTGTACAGCGCCGCCATGTACACCAGTCCGACGCCATACCCGAATACGAACGCAGCGCTGGCCGATTGGCGCGGCCTGCCGCCTACGGCTTCCATCACGACAAGCTCGACGCCCATCATTTCGTACGTGTCGAACATGTCAGCGAGAGCCAGCGCGTCAACGCGCTTGCGTTTCTTCTTGCCGATGGTCTGATACCACACCGGCATATCTTCGATACTGATAATACGTTGCGCGATGTTATCGTACACCGCGAACGCCCCGTTGCCGCCGGGGTCCACGCCTACGATCAGCGTCATTGTAGTCGCCGTGGATCGATTGTGCGCGCGTCGGCCATGACGACTTCCGACGCAATGATATGCAAGTAGAACTTTTGCGGGTGATCGTCCGGCAGCGTCGGCTCGTGGTCGCACTTGCTAAACACGATGGCAAGCGGCAACTCGACTTCCTTGCTCTTGCGTTCGAGCGCTTCGTACACGCCGTCCTGTATCTGCGTTGGCCAGTCGGACAAGTTGCCTTCAAGCCAGCCGGATACATGGACGACGATTTCGAACTGGCGTATGCCGGTGTGCGTCAACTTGGGCTTTCCGGTGTGGCGAGCAATGGCGGTCTTGTAGTCGGGCATGTCAATACCTCTTGGTTAGCCAGGCTATCGCCAGCAATAGGAGCATTAGCGCCCCAATGTACCGTCGCGGTGCGGGCGACGGCGTTATGAACGGGGCGACGGCTTTTTGTCCCGCCGCCTGTGATGCGCGATACGCAGCGCCCGCGCTGCGCGATCCTTTTGCAAGGATTTGTCTAGCTCGTGACGTATAGCCATGAGTTCGCCTAGACGTATGTTCACGTACTCGGCTAGTTTCCACCATACTTCGTCCCGATCTATCTCAACGAGCTTGTGGCGTGCGTCCAGCAACGGTTCAAGCTCTGCGAAGTCAACTCCTATACGCGCCGCCAACATGCGCGGCGGCACGTCAAGCGCGTGGCATATGCGCCATAGAAACGTGTCTTCGACGGTAGGGTTCTTTCCGGTCCTTTTTCGAAGCGTCACGCGTCACCGTCCGGGGCTTGCATTCCGGCTTCTCGTCGTCTGCATCCCATGCTGTGCCGCACGCGGCACAGCGAAACGAGCCGTCCGATATACGGCGTGCCTCACAGGCCATGGCTCGTTTCCAGATCGACAACATGCTTCTGCCCGTCGCTGTAGTAATGCACCCTGTCGCGCGGTGCGGGGCGCGCAGGCGGCATCGCGGCCTGTAGGGCGATCATGGACACGGACGACAAGCAAACCTGCCGTACGTGGCCAAGCAGCGCCGACCGTTTAGTCGGCTCTGCCTTCTTGCGCGCGGCCATTACTGGACTTCCATCTGTTCGGTGCCGTCGAGCGTTGCGAGCGCTTCAAGCAGGCCGTTGATGTTGCGCACCAGTTCGTCGCGAACGGCGCTGTACTGGTCGCCGTCAGGCGAGAACGCATTCTTGCCATTGAGCCAGTTGTTGTATGTGGCGCGCGACACGCCAAGCGTCGCGGACATTTCGGTATCCTTGGTGCTGCCGTGGTTCTTCATGAGAACCAGCACCTTCGGGTTCACTGCGCCTTCGACCGGCGCGGCGTCCTTCTTGGGTGCAGCAGGCTTGCGTTCGGCCTTGGGCTTCGCCGCCTTCTCGCCGCTCGACGCGTTGCCGATAAGCTCGATCATGTGGTCAGCAGTTTCGTCGCCGTATTCAAGGACAACCATCTGCAACGCCTGCACGTCGTCTTCGTCGAGGCCGAGACGCTTGCCCGCACCGTTGGCGAGGATTTCGTCATCGTCGCAGGCGAGCGACAGATCGTCGTACACGGCCATCTGATCGAAGTCGTTGCCGACATGTGACTTGATCTTGGCCGCAAGGTCTTCGGCGCTGGTTGCGGTAGCGTCGGACATGGCTTGCTTTCCTTTCGGGGTTTCTGCTTGTGCAAGGTGCTGTTCAAAGAAGATTTCCACGTCGGCCTGCACGATACCGGCGTTGGAGAGGACTTGTGCGGGCGTCTTCTGGTACGAAAGCTGCTTGAACACTTCTTTCGCGACGCTCTGCGACAGCTTGACAATCGCGTCATCGTCCCACAAACGCGTGTCGATGGTATTGCGGCCAAGCCAATCTGCGGACAGGTACGGTTCGAGCGGTTCGAGCGCTTTTTCCAGTTCGTCGTCGAGGCCGCTGCTGTACTCGTCGGGGGCCATGTCGCCACCGGCTTCGGTGTCTTCGTACTCGCCGTTCGTCAGCGTGTACATGTCGTACATGTCTTGGATAACGGGAAGGATTTTCTGCTGCACATTCTGCATGGCAGCGAACTCGACTTCCGATGCGACGGCCTTCATGGCCTGCTCGATTGTCGGCTTTCGCTTCGGGGCAAGGCCGGGGTTCTTCATCGCTTTTTCGATGATATCGGCCTTCTCACCGATCAGTTCGTGTATGTACATTGCGGTGCGCTCCTAGCTGTACTTAGTGAATAGCCCGTGTAGCGGGAGGAATTACTACACGGGCTATCTGCTAAGGACAGCGGCTTACGCGGTCTGTCCGGCAGCTTCGGTAGGGATACGCCAGACGCGGACGCCATGTCCCATCTGGGCGTCGTTGACAGTGCGGATGGCGAAGTCGGTGCCTGCGTTCTGCTTGCGGAAACGACGGATCGCGCCGCTGATACGGTTCGACGCCTTGCGGGCTTCTTCCTTGAACGCCTTGGCGCGCTCGCCTTCGTCCTTGATGGTTTCAGATACAGTAACAGGCAGCAGGAACGAAGCGCCGACCGGCATGTCAGCGAATGGGTATTCGGGCGACTTGCCGCCGCCGAACGTGGTGCGCGCCGGAACTTCGAAGCCGGTTTCGATCTTGAAGGCGCTCGACGGCGCAGCAGCAGCGGGGGTGTTCTTGGCCTTCGGGGCAGGTGCGGTGGTCATATGGTTTCATCCTTTGGGTTGCGGGTTGTGCAATAAACTTGTTATGCACGGTTCCTTGTCTAGTTGTCAAACGGTTTCTTGTCAACAGGCCGTTTGGGTTTCAACGCGCCTTTCGTACGCGCTGTGTTTCAGGCCGTCAAGTCCGGTGCGGCCGCGGGTTCTTCCACGAGCGCCACGAGCGCCGCGAGCGCCACGCGCGTTCCGTCTGTGAGCGTCACCAGATCATAGCCCCATGCGTACGTCGCGGGCATTGGTACGATCAGCCCGCGCCCCTCGAACTCGCCGTCGAGGCACAGAAAGCGTTCGTAGTGCGGTTCTGTCACTATCGGTTTCTCGTCGGTCATGGCTTCTCTCCTAAAGTTTTCTAGCATGGCCTAAGTACCACGCCGGGTTTCCGTTACGGTCACTCTGTTGTACCATTGACACGGGATACCAGCGCGACCCTTGCGGAAAGTTTTGCTGTTCCCATTGCCAATACACGCGTTTTGCGCCTAGCTCTGTGACGGCGCTACCGATAGGTCGTTTATCATCGCCAAGCGGCCTGTAGTCCGAAAACGCGTACACGTACGCGCGTTGGACGAATGGGTTCATGGCTTCTCTCCTAGCTGGCTAGTTCTGGTGCGGCGAGCCGTCTAGTCGCCTCGATTTTCCCGCCCGTGGAAAGGGTGACGGCATAGGGCAGGTGGTTGGCCTTGAGCGGGGTAGGATACAGCCCCCACCAAAGCAGACAAGCGGCTTCCGACATGTGGGAACCAGGCAAGGTTCCGGCAGCAATTCGGGCTGCTAGCCTTTCAGCTACCGCCTCGCTTGTGCATATCACGTACACGGTACGCGTCATGACTTCTCTCCTATTACCTTGACGTTATGCGGCAAATCCTTGCGTCTATAAAGCCGTCCACCGCGCCAATATAATCGACGTGGTATATCGGCGGGTACGGCTATCAGTTCGCCGCGTGCGCTTGTGCGGTACACGCGAAACCACTTGTTCATGGCTTCTATCCTATGTGCTAACGGTTTATCGAGAGGCACGGCATTTGCGCCGTGCCACCTATAAGCCGTTATTCGCTTTCCAGATACGCAACTATCGCGCATTGCGTTGCGGCCGGCAAGTCACGCCATGCGACGCGCTTGCGCCGGTTGCGTTCGCGGTACGCGCGCATTTCATGGTTAGTTAAATAGAAATGGCACCCTTGTTCGCCGTATGCGCCAAAATCAAGCCCATACGCCGCGCCGCCCCTTGGCGTATCGTGCTGGCGAAACACAATATCATAATCGAGCGGCGCGGCTGGCGCGATTGCCAGAATGTCAATCACGTTGCGTTTCACAACGTCTGGCGCACCGTCCATAAAGCGGGCTGGCATACCGCGCGGTTTGTATTCGATCATGGCTTCTCTCCTATCGGTTAGCAGTCTATTGACGCGCACCATGGCCGGTGCGCGCTGATAGGCGGCTAGCTTGTCGGGATTTGCTTGCCTATGTGGCGCGTGTTAGTGCCGACGAATTGGCCGACGCGACGACGCCCAAAGCGTTGTTCATTGCGCAAAAGCCGTTGTATTTCGTCGCTGCACTCTTCCGGCGTGCCTGCTAGCACTTTCGAGAAATATGCTAGCTTGCCGCTTGGCGTACGGTAAACGGCTTCTGTCGCGTGCAAGTCTTTTGGTTCGGTCATGGCTTCTCTCCTACCTAAGCGCGCTTGCGCATGTGTCGAATGAATGGGTTTGCTGGCAAGATTGCATCGCTTGCCGGTTATCCGTGGCCATGACGACTAACGCCACCATGGCCACGATTGCGAACGTTGCGCGGATCATACAAGCGCGCCAGTGTATTTGTTGAACGTCATTCCGTCACGGTACGGGATATCCAAGCCTTGCCCTTCCTTAGTAACGTGTCATGAGCGTTTCGGGAGACAAGCGGAACGCCGCGTGCGCTTCCCTGCCCGTGTCAAACCGTACCTTATGAACGATTGTGACGCCTGCCCGTACGGTTAGCGTGTACATGCCACGCGCGCCGGAACGTTCCAGCGTGACGACATGGCCGTTTGTTTCCCGTGTTTTAAACATGTCAGTCCCTTTCTTGGCTTATTAAGCGGAATTGCTTGCTAGTTGCGCGCCACGTATAGCGCGCAACAGGTAAACAATTCGTTTATTCGTAACGCCACGAAACGAACATGACGGTGCAAGAGCGGTATGGGCGGAATGTCATGCTGTCGTCATAGCGCTCAACCGTACCGCGTACGCCTGTCAGACCCATTTCAGCCTTTGCGCGCTTCATTAATTCGCGCTCAAAAACGCGGTTGGCCTTGGCGTAATTGGTGCCGCCGTCATAACCGTAATGCGTCAATTCGGGCATGGTGACTGTTGCGCGCTTAACCCATGAATAGTTTGCTTCACCTGCAAACGTATCGGTATATTCAACGTCATATTTGTTCGTCATGGCTTCTCTCCTATCTAAGCGGAATTGCTTGCTAGTT